GGTGAAGGTTATCCCGACCCAACAGCAAGTGCAGCAATTGGAAAAATTCGCACAGAAGAAAAAAGAAAGGAACGCCACGAAAGGCGAAAAAAGCAACGCAAGAAAAATCGTATGCTTCGTAAGCAGGCAGAAAGGATGATGACAAATGACAAGTAATATGGATTGTTATGAAAACTTGGCTCAAGCTATTATCCTACAAGCGGTGAAAGATTACAGGCGAACGGAATGCAACAGTACAAAGGCACATATAATTCGATTTTTTCGTTCGGATTGGTTTAAGGTACTGACCAATTTGAACTGCGAAATCCTTATATCAAAGCTAAAGGAGGAAAAAAGCAGATGAATGCAAAGGAATATTTATCACAAGCAAAATACCTTGATATGCGTATAAACTCAAAACTTGAACAGTTGGAATCCTTGAACCTTCTTGCTACAAAAGCAACATCTGTTTTGACAGGGATGCCACATTCCCCAAGCAAAAGCACCTCTACAATGGCAGATGCAGTTGTAAAAATAATAGCTTTGCAGGAAGAAATAAATCAGGACATTGACGATTTGGTAGACACAAAACAGGAAATAACCAAGACAATAAAGGGCATTCAAAATGTGGAGTTTCAAACTATCTTGGAAAAGCGTTATTTGTGCTTCTTTTCTTGGGAGCAGATTGCAGCAACTATGAGCTATGACATAAGGTGGCTTCATCGTTTGCACGGCAGAGCTTTAGATGAGGTACAAGCATTGCTTGATAAGTCGGCTTAAATAACAAGCCACGAAAAGCCATAGAAGTTCACCTTGTTCTTATGGTATTATTATAATAGCAAAAAAGCATACACGATAAGCCTTGTAGGAGCACCCCTCTCCTGCGAGGCTTTTCTTATGCCCGATTGGAGGTGAATGAAGTGCCGAAGAAACCGAAGCGTCCTTGCTCTTTTCCCGGCTGCCCACGGCTTACTGACGGAAGGTTCTGTGAGGAACACCAAAAGGCTGAAGCCAAACGCTATGAGACCTATGACAGAGACCCGGAAGTTCGTAAACGATACGGCAGAGCTTGGAAAAGAATAAGAGATAGCTATGTGGCGGTGCATCCTATATGTGAACTTTGTGAAAAAGAAGGTCGGCTCACACCGACAGAAGAAGTTCATCATATCTTGCCTCTCTCGGAGGGTGGCACACACGCAAGAGATAATCTCATCGCATTGTGTCAGTCCTGCCATGCAAAAATTCACGCTGACCGAGGAGACAGATGGCACAGAAAATGATGACCCGGTGGGGGTATCAAATCTCTACAGCTTTTCATTCGTGCAACGGGCGTGGGCTTTCGTGTAAATTTTCGCAAAAGTTTTCAGGGGAATAGACCCCCGGCGAGAAAAGAGGTGTAATTTTATGGGCAAAAGAGGTCCCAAACCGGGTTCAGGTGGAAGACCAAAGAAAGCAATTACAGACAAAATTGCAGAAGGAAATCCGGGAAAGCGTATGCTGACTGTCATCGATTTTAATGACAACGCCGCTAACCTTGAAGGTGAGGCAATGCCGAAGCCTTCGGAGTTCCTTTCCGCAACCCAACGAGACGGTACAACCTTATGTGCAGCCGAGATTTACAAGAACACTTGGAAATGGCTGTCCGACAGAGGCTGTGCCACTATTGTTTCACCACAGCTTATTGAGCGTTATGCAATGGCGAGTGCAAGATGGATTCAATGTGAAACCATTACAAGTGACCTCGGGTTTTTAGCAAAGCATCCTACAACGGGTGCAGCAATCCAATCTCCCTATGTAGCAATCGGCGATAAGTATATGACGCAGGCAAATAAAATGTGGGCAGAAATATTTCAGATTGTGCGTGAGAACTGCACAAGCGAATACACTGGCGGAGTTAATCCGCAGGATGATATTATGGAAAGATTGCTTCGAGCAAGGAAAGGAAATTGATATGAGTTACTTAAAAACAGCTGAAAGTGTATGCAAAGGTCACCCGGATAAACTGTGCGACCTTATTGCAGACAGCATTCTTGATGAGTGCTTAAGAAAAGACAAAAATTCCCGTGTTGCCTGTGAGGTTATGGCTACAGGTCATAAAATCATAGTCGCAGGTGAAATCACGTGTGCAAAGCGAGTTGACATTCGCCTCGTGGTTCGTGAGACATTACGCAAGGTCGGATACAATCCGCTCCGCTATCTCATTTATGTATATGTACACAAACAGAGTTCCGACATTGCAGGAGGTGTTTCAAAATCTCTTGAAGTCAGAACTAAAAACGCACAGGACATTTTCTCAACAGTTGGTGCAGGTGACCAAGGCACCGTTTACGGCTATGCTACAAACGAGACTTGGAACAAACTCCCGCTCCCTGTTGTGATTGCAAACAACATTTGCAAAAACCTTGACCTTGCAATGCACGATGGAACGATTGAGGGAATTGGTCCCGATGGCAAAGCACAAGTTACTGTGGAATACGAAGATGGCAAACCCAAGAGAATCACAAATGTTATTGTTTCAGTTCAGCACAAGGCTGATAAAAACCTCAAAGACTTACGCCGTGAAATAGTAACAGAAGTGCTGTACCCTTTATTTGACAGATATAAAATGAATAAGGATGCCGAGGTTCTTGTGAATCCATCCGGCAGATTTGTCAAAGGCGGGCCTTCTGCTGATACTGGTTTAACAGGCAGAAAAATTATGGTTGATACATATGGAGGTCTTGCAGCACATGGTGGCGGAGCTTTCTCCGGCAAAGACCCGACAAAGGTTGACCGCAGCGGTGCATATATGGCAAGAGCTGTAGCAAAAAACATTGTAAGGTCATTTCTTGCCGATGAATGTCAGGTTGGCATTTCGTATGCAATTGGCAAGGCTGAACCTACTGCGGTTCAGATTGATACATTTGGTACAGCAAAGGTTGATGAAGAAATCATCCGCAAAGCCGTGCTTGAAGTTTTTGACCTTCGTCCGGCTGCAATCGTTTCTGCATTAAAACTCCGCTGTCCGACATATTCCGACACAACCGCATACGGACATTTCAACGGCTACCTCGGTTCTTGGGAGGAATATGACAAGACCGAAGAACTTAAAGAGGCGGTGAGAAAGTATGTTGATTGAGAAGAAAAATACAGCAGACCTTCTGCCTGCTGACTATAACCCAAGAAAAGACCTTAAACCCGGTGATTTGGAATATGAAAAACTGAAACGCTCCATTGAGCAGTTCGGTTATGTTGAGCCTGTCATTTGGAACAAGACAACTGGCAGAGTTGTCGGTGGGCATCAAAGACTCAAGGTCTTAATGGATATGGGACACACCGAGGTTGATTGTGTTGTTGTGGAGCTTCCCGAAGATAAAGAAAAAGCTCTCAATGTGGCACTTAATAAAATCAGCGGTGAATGGGACAAGGATAAACTTGCTCTTCTTATTTCCGACCTGCAAGGCACAGACTTTGATGTTTCTCTTACTGGCTTTGACCCGGCAGAGATTGACGACCTTTTCAAAGATACATTAAAGGATGGCATCAAGGAAGATAGTTTTGATGTAGAAGCCGAACTTGAGAAGCCTGCCTTTTCAAAGCTCGGTGATGTATGGACTCTTGGTAAGCACAGACTTATTTGTGGGGACAGCACCAAAGCAGAAACTCTTGAAAAAGTTATGAATGGTGTCAAAGCAAATCTTGTCATCACAGACCCTCCGTATAATGTTAATTACGAAGGTTCTGCCGGGAAGATAAAAAATGACAATATGGAAAATGAAAAGTTTTATCAGTTCCTTCTTGATGCATTTATCGGCACCGAATCGGTAATGGCTGATGATGCATCTATTTATGTATTCCACGCAGACACAGAGGGTCTTAATTTCCGAAAGGCTTTCTCGGATGCAGGCTTCTACCTTTCGGGGACTTGCATTTGGAAAAAGCAGTCTATCGTGCTTGGACGCTCTCCTTACCAATGGCAGCACGAGCCTGTGCTGTTCGGTTGGAAAAAGAAAGGAAAGCATAAATGGTACACTGGAAGAAAAGAATCTACCATTTGGGAATTTGACAAGCCAAAGAAAAATGGTGAGCATCCCACAATGAAACCTATTCCGCTTCTTGCATATCCAATTATGAATTCAAGCCTTACAAATTCTGTAGTGCTTGACCCATTCGGTGGTAGCGGTTCAACCCTTATTGCTTGTGAGCAGTCTGATAGAATCTGCTGCACAGTAGAGCTTGACGAAAAGTTCTGCGATGTAATCGTAAACAGATATATTGAGCTTGTAGGCTCGGCAGATGCTGTATCTGTAGAAAGAGACGGAGTGACATTCTCATACAAGGAGGTCACGGAATTTAATGAAACATAATCTAACCCTCGGCAGCTTGTTTGATGGCTCGGGTGGATTTCCTTTAGGCGGCTTGCTTTCCGGCATTACCCCTGTGTGGGCATCGGAAATCGAGCCGTTTCCTATTAGGGTCACAACAAAGCGTATGCCGTTTATGAAACATTATGGTGATATTTCCGCTATGGACGGAAGTAAAGTCGAGCCTGTGGACATTATCACCTTCGGCTCACCCTGCACCGATATGTCGGTAGCTGGGAAACGAGCCGGACTTGAAGGACAGCAATCGGTGCTGTTCTATGAAGCAATACGAATTGTAAAAGAAATGAGGAATGCTACAAATGGAAAATATCCACGATACATCGTGTGGGAAAATGTCCCCGGAGCATTCTCTTCCAATAAAGGCGAGGACTTCAAAGCAGTCCTCGAAGCAGTCATCGGTGTCAAAGAACCGAATGCCGAGGTGCCTATGCCTGAAAAAGGAGCGTGGGCTTACGCAGACTGCTATATGGGAGACGGATGGAGCGTTGCATACAGAACTCTTGACGCTCAATTTTGGGGAGTCCCCCAAAGAAGAAAACGAATCTACCTTGTCGCAGATTTTGCAGGTCGGAGTGCCTTCGACATACTTTTTAAGTCCGAAGGCTTGTCAGGGTATTCTGCGGAGAGCTTCCGTGCGTGGCAAAGAACTGCCGGAAGTGTTAAGACTTGCACTTCAGCGACAGGCTTTGACGGATACAACGGAGATTTAACAGGAAATGTTTCTGCAACCATAGGTGTTAACTGTGGGATGAGTTCCGGCAGAAATGGTGTCGTTGTTAATTCTCAAAACGAGAATAATCCTCGGAGCATAGTTGAATCAGCAGGCTTTTGTACAGAACATTCAGCAAAGAGCCGTGGCATTGGTTATGAGGAAGAAACCTCTCCCACGCTTCGTGCCGGGGTTATTCCGGCTGCAGTGGCTCTTGAAAATCATCCGGCTGATTCGCGGGTTAAACTATCCGATGATGGAAAGGTGCAAACCCTCACTTCCCGTATGGGAACAGGCGGTGGTAATGTCCCTATGCTATTTTGCAATTGGGATGGCGAACAAACAGCACCTACTCTTACAGCTCATAATGCCGGAGGCAATCAGCGTATGCCGGACAAGAATCACTTCAACTGTATTCTTCAAGCCTTCGGTATTAGCTCCCACGATAGTAATGCAATGAAATCAAGCAACCCGCACAGCGGTGTTTACGAAGCTGATACTTCTCGTACCCTTGATGAGAATGGCGGAAACCCCGGCTGCAATCAAGGTGGTATTGCTGTTGTTTGTGTTGATCAGGGCGGAGGCAAAAGCTCGTGCAGTGTTACAGAGGAACTTGCACCCACACTTGCCTGTACTCACGGCGGTGAACCTGCTGTATGTATACAAGGCTCTGTGATTGGGCGTGATGATAAAAACGGACCACAAGGAAATGGAATCAATGAAGATGTTTCCTTTACCCTTAATGCCATGGACAGACACGCTGTCTATGCTATGACCACAGGATACTACGCACAGGTAACCGAAGAAAAAGCACCGACCTTGCTTTCACGGGATTATAAGGATGCCGCTGTTGTAACTCAGCCGAGCTACGGCATAGGCAGAGATGCCTTTAATCAAGGACAGAACGCATTATATAAACCTTGTATTGAAGAGGAGCTTGAACCAACTCTTGTCGCAAAAGGTCCGGGTGCGATTGCTCATCCATACGGCTTTGACCCTTCAGCTTCAAGAGATGTGGGTCAATACTTTTTAGAGAATTGCGGAAACACACTTGTTAACGGAAGCTGTCCCGGACATCACAACGGAGTGGTTGAGCCGACATATACTGTCCGCAGACTTACACCGACTGAATGTGCAAGACTACAAGGTTTCCCGGATTGGTGGTGTTTCGGTCTTGAAACACCTGACCCCACAATGGAAGACATCCGATATTGGTATGATGTGTTTGAAACCCACAGAAAAATATGTGGAACTTCATCCAAACCGAAAAGTCTCAAACAAATATCACGATGGTTGCAAAAGCCACATTCCGACTCTGCCGAGTATAAAATGTGGGGCAATGGCGTAGCTTTGCCGTGCGTATTTTTTGTGCTGTCGGGCATTGTGTGGTATACACAAAATGAGCAAATGTAATTCTACATATTTAATGCTGTAAATGACTTGATAAATGTCGTTTTTAGAGTTAATATGTGACTACCAAAAACAAAGGAGGTCATTTACAATGACAATTAGGTACAATACAACAGGAACAAAACGCAAAGAGCTGGTTCAGCTGATTGCAAACTTCACAGGCTGTGAACCGAAATACAAAGGAGCACCGACTTTTGCTTACGAAGTGGACTATTTCACTATCGACAAAAGCGGTGCTCTTTCATTTGACGACAGAGCCGACAGCGAGGTTATTGAGAGACTTCTTGAAATGCTCTATGACAACGGCTTTGAAGCTGAAGGGCTGCCGGAAGCAGACGAACCGACAGAGGTGACCGAGCAAGAGAGCGATGGTGCAGGCTTGATTATAACCATTCCCTTTGAGAATGTTTCGGTTGGCAATCTTACAAAACTCTTGGAAGTCAAAGGCAACCTTATAAAAAAGGCACTTGGGATTGATGACTTGCCATTGGCAATGAACGATGACAGCGTTTCATTCCTTTGGTTTAAGAATGAAGTTCTTTCGCCTGAATACATCAATGCCTACACCGAGTTCATTTCCCTTCTTTGCCAAATGACAACGAAGCAAAAACGCATCACGGCAACAGAAAAGGAATACGACAATGAGAAGTACGCTTTCAGATGTTTCCTTTTAAGGCTCGGTTTTATTGGCGCAGAGCATAAGGCGGCAAGGAAAATACTTCTTCAGAAACTTGAAGGAAGCTCTGCTTTCAAAAATGGTGAGAAAAAAGGAACGGAGGTATCAGACAATGAAGTTTCCGAGTAAAGAAATTGTTGATAGGCTTCGTGAAGAATATCCAATTGGGACTCGTGTTGAACTTGTTCGCATGGATGATTTTCAAGCACCTCCCATTGGAACTAAAGGCACCGTGCGTGGTGTTGATGATGCCGGAAGCATTATGGTTCGATGGGATACAGGTTCAGGCCTGAGCATAGCCTATGGTGAAGACCAATGCAAAAAACTTGCTACAGTAAAAACAATATGTTATGGTGAAGAGCAAGTGTGGGATTGCCGAAGCGATGCTACCACTCACTTTATCAGAGCTATTGCAATGTCGGAGGGTAGCGAAAGAGAAAGATATACCAAAATATATATGGAGCTTATGTCCGGCTTGGATGTCTGCACCGATTTGACAGACCAGCATATATGTAAATATTGCGGTAAGATTGCTGACGGGACAGATGAAGATATTCTTTGCAAGGAGTGCCGAGAACTGTTCGGTCATATGTTCTACTTTGAACTGTAATATACACAATTTTCCCCTTAAATCTTTGTGTAGTTTATGCCGATAAATAACTGGATATTATGTGTTTTTAGAGGTAATATGTTACTACCGAAAGGGACAAAACAAAGATTACGGAGGGCTTGAAAATGAGCGAAAAAACAACACTTTTTGTAGAGGAAATGAAAAAGCAGACCATTGGGGTTGAGGTTGAGATGAACAACATCACAAGGGACAAGGCAGCAAAGATTGCAGCCGACCTTTTTGGAACAAACCGCTACCAAAACACCGAGGCAAGAAACGGATACTGCACTTGGTCAGCTTGGGATTCAGAAGGTCGAGAATGGAAATTTCAAAAGGATGTCAGCATACAAGGAGCAGACAGTCAAAAGTGCGAACTTGTGACCCCCATTCTTACATACAAGGACATTGAACTTTTACAGGAACTTATAAGGAAGCTACGAAAAGCCGGAGCAAAAAGCGATGCTTCAAGAGGATGCGGAGTTCACATTCACATTGGTGCAAAGGGACACACACCACAGACCCTTCGCAACCTTGCAAACATTATGGCAAGTCACGAAAGCCTCCTTACAGATAGCCTGAAACTTGACAGCAGCAGAATTTCAAGATACTGCCGAACAGTTAACCCACGATTCCTTGACACCTTGAACCGCAAGAAACCGAAAACAATGTCAGCACTTGCAGATATTTGGTACGATTGCAATGGTGCAAACTACGGCAGAAGCCATCACTACAACGACAGCCGATACCATATGCTTAACCTACACGCAACCTTCACAAAAGGAACAGTTGAATTCAGGCTTTTCCAATTTGATGAGCCATCCAACGGAAAGCAAAACGGCTTACATGCCGGACAGCTTAAGAGTTACATTCAGCTTTGCCTTGCCCTTTCAAACCTTGCAAAAACAGTACGCTCCGCAAGCTCAAAGCCACAGCAAAACGAGAACCCCAAATACGCAATGAGAACTTGGCTCCTCCGCCTCGGCTTCATTGGAAAGGAATTTGAAACCGCAAGAGACATCCTTACAAGAAACCTTACAGGGGACACGGCATTTAGGCACACCTCAAGAGTTGCTTGAAGGTCATAGGCACAGCCCCACCGACCGCTTCGGCGGTCTTAAGGTGGTAGAAGGACAATTGCCTTCAGGAAGGATGAATGAAAATATGGAAAAACGCTATTATTTAGCCTACGGCAGCAACCTCAACATTGGGCAGATGAAGTACAGATGCCCCGGTTCAAGAATTATAGGTACAGCGGTTCTTGAAGACTATCAGCTTCTTTTCAAAGGAAGCAAGACTGGTTCGTACCTCACCATTGAGAAAAAGAAAGGCTCTTCCGTTCCGCTTGCAGTTTGGGAAGTAACACCCTTTGATGAAAAAAGGCTTGATGCCTACGAGGGATTTCCTAACTTCTATTACAAAAAGGAATTTGAGCTGGATATCAAAGGAATCAAGTCGGGCAAGATAAGACATCGGAAATGCTTTGTATATATAATGCACGAGGAAAGACCTCTCGGCATACCGACAAAAGCATACTATTGGACTTGTCTTGAAGGCTACCACGATTTCAAATTCGATGAAACAATTTTATACCAAGCTCTGCTTGATAGTAAGGAAGGTATCGCAAATGAAAACTAACGCTCACAAACGCAAAGAATGCCCAAGATGCGGTGGCATTTACTTCGGTGCTTCAGCTTTATCACGGCTTGACAACCAAAGCCAAATCTGCCCCGACTGTGGCACACGAGAGGCACTTGAAAGTATCGGTGTTGATACTGCCGAACAGGATAAAATCATCGAGAAAATCCATAGTTGTCAATGCGGTAATTAAGCTGTAATATACACAATTTCACCAACAAATCTTTGTGTAGTATATTATCGCTAAATGACTTGATATAATGTAGATTTAGAGGTAATATGTCACTACCGAAAGGGACAAGAACACATTATTTGGAGGATACAAAAATGAAGAAAATTGAAGCATTTGAAAAGGCAATCGTAAACAAGATTCCCAACCTTCGAGAGGCAGGAATCAACCCCACACTTTTTTGGGCATACAGAACCCTTGAAGAAACCGGGAACGAGAGAATTGATTTTAACGAGTGCATTTGGGAACACGAAATTGAGGACATTGCAAATTGCCTCAAGGAAAACGGAATTTACGAATTTACAATTTCAAGCACCTTCTCAAGCCTCATTGAAACCCTCGCAGAGTTTCAGAAGCACGGCTTTCAAATGGCAGGCTTGACCGAAGTCAAAGCACGATACACCGAGGCTTGTTCAAACGAAAAGAAACGCATCCCGGCAATCAGAATGCTTTGCATATAAGGAGGACAAAACAATGACCGAATTTACAACTGTTGAAAAACTCGCCCTTGACATTTCACCGAGCTACGATGCAATCGTAAGGTACAAAGGTTTTGTGTGCCTTGCAACTTTAAACTACAAAGGCAAATACGAAGCCGAGGTTTACGAGTATGTTGACGAGCCGGATTCTGAATTCGCTGAAATCGAGTGCCGACTTTCCCTTAACGAGAAAGCAACAGAACAGTTCGGCAACAGCGGTGAAGCCATTAAATGGTGTTTCGACACAATTGACGGAACGGAGGGTTAAATAACGATGTGTGATTTAAGTAAAATAACCCAAAGAACAAGAGACCTGTATTATCTTCTTGACCGCAAGGTAAAAGGTACGGATGATGAATACCGATACGGACTCGGAGTAAACGGACTCAATGAGGTTTGCTTCACCGACTTCCGCACGATGACCGATGTAAAGGGCAACAGGGCGGCACAGGCGGCAATCAAAGAACTGCTTGCAAAATAATAAAACTTCAAACTGAACGGAGCTGAAAGGCTCTGTTCCTCGTTACACGAAAGACCTGCAAGGGTCTTATTTTTATACCTATTTTTACAAAAGGAGGAATTTTATGAAGCAAGGCACAACCCCTACACATACATTTCATCTTCCTTTTGCTTCAAGCAATATAAAGGCTTTGGAAATCACTTATGCACAGCACGATACTATTCTTTTTACTAAAGAAATGAAGGACTGTATCCTCGAAGGTGATATTATCGCAGTTGAACTTTCGCAAGAGGAAACTTTTAGATTTGATTTCACTACTCCGATACAAATGCAGCTTCGTGTTTTAACCATAACAAATCAGGCATATGCAACTGACATCCTTCTCACGAACATTTCAAAAAGCCTTAGTAAGGAGGTCTTGGTATGAGTGAAATAGAAGTTGATTTTTCCGAAAACGAACAAAAAATAGAGACCAACTTCACCGATGGCACACGCTGCCTTAATGGTAAGTCTGCATATGAAATTGCTGTGCTGAATGGCTTTGAAGGAACTGAATCCGAGTGGCTTGAGAGCTTGAAAGGAAAAGACGGAATTGATGGTATAGATGGTATTCAGGGTATTCCGGGACTTGATGGAAAACACGCATATGTATTTACTACGGCAGGTTCAGGGTCATCTTTTACCGCTACTATACCTGACTACACAGAATACACCGCCGGTGATTTATTTGTAATGATACCCCACACAGCAGGAACAAGCTCCTCACCCAAGCTCAACATCAACAACCTCGGAGCTTATTCAATTCAAAGACGAGCCTATAATTCAACAATAAAGTCATTAAGAGCTTCCGGCTGTATTGCTAAAGGCATCCCGGAATTGCTTGTTTTTACAGGCAGTTATTTTGTTGCTTTGTCGCAATTTCAACCTTATGGTGGCTCGGATTTTTACACTACCATTGCCGTTTCAAAAGGTGGAACGGGAAAAACTTCGTGGAGTTCAAACAGATTGGTTTATGCTTCGAGTACATATACTCTTTCACAGATATACCCGCCATCAGCAGAATGTGTTTTAATGCAAAAATCAAGCGGAGCTCCATATTGGACACCAATAAACCAATTGACTCCCGGAATGATGGCTTTCAAAGGAAAGCATATCGACACAACCTCGCTTCCCTCATTACGAAGAGGCGATGTATATAAATTCGTAAACGATGTAACTGTTGAGAGTACAAACGAAATAACTGAAATCACCTACTGCATGGACTCAGATACTTCTTTTTATATGTACCAATGGGGCATAGAAATGTATAGTTCTGCAAGTGATATTTGCTTCACAGAACTTTCAAAAATTCTACCAAGCGAATACATCAACACCTATTGTGAAACACCATTTACTTTTGTTTTAATTCCAAAATCAAACGAAGCGAATGCAACCCCGTATGTCTTTCATTGCAGACAAGGATATAGCTACTATTACGAGTTTGAAGATGGAACTGGATATTACTATTCCTATTTTGATGGTTCTTGGGAAGGAGACATTTATCCCGATGACTACTACATAGCTACAGGGCAATACATCACTTTTCGTGTTCCCACAGGAAATTATCCTGCCGGGACTTATGTGTGTACAGGAGCAGATTGGGAAAGCCTGATATAACAACTCAAGGAGGTGTTCAAAACGAGAAAACTAAAAAAATATACCCCTACGAAGTTTATGGCAAAGGACTCCTCCTATAATAAGGATGCGGCTGATTATGCCGTAAACTTCATTGAATGCCTATGTCATACAAAAGGCACATGGGCAAGAAAGCCTTTTGAACTTATAGACTGGCAAGAGCAGATTATCCGAGACATTTTCGGAACGCTTAAACCTAATGGTTACAGGCAGTTTAATACAGCTTACATAGAAATACCAAAGAAGCAAGGAAAGTCGGAGCTTGCCGCCGCTGTTGCACTTCTTCTCACTTGCGGTGACGGTGAAGAACGCGCCGAGGTTTACGGCTGTGCTGCCGACCGACAGCAAGCATCCATTGTTTTTAATGTTGCAGCGGATATGGTTCGTATGTGTCCGGCTCTTTCAAAGAGAGTAAAAATCCTTGATTCACAGAAAAGGCTTATATTTCTTCCGACAGGAAGCATCTATCAAGTGCTGTCTGCCGACGTTGGAAACAAGCACGGATTCAACACCCACGGAGTTGTATTCGATGAGCTTCACACCCAACCGAACAGAAAACTTTTTGATGTTATGACAAAGGGTTCAGGTGATGCTCGAATGCAACCGCTATATTTCCTGATCACCACAGCGGGAAACGATACGAAATCTATATGCTATGAAATACACCAAAAGGCAAAGGACATCATTGAGGGCAGAAAGATTGACCACACATTCTATCCCGTCATTTACGGAGCTGATGAAGCAGACGATTGGACAG